CTATCGATAATATTCAGCCGCGCTTTAAGATTCGGTGTACTTTGCAAAGACTCAATTTTGTCCAAAAAATCAGGGTTTTCTTTCGTGTAGTTATAGAAAGTCTGTCTAACTATCCCCGCGAAAAGACAGGCTTCTGTTATGTTACATCCATTCGCAAAAGCTTGTTCTAATTTTTGGACTTGTTCCGGCGTTGTTGTCATGCGTTCCGTCTTCCATATTCGCCGTGTAGCTCAATAGATTTCCTATCATAGGCAGCAGCAGCTTCTTCCTGCGTAGAAAACCTCCCTATATTGTAATTTTTATAGTCTAGGGTGATTTGCGCCTTCCATTTTCTGGTCGATCTGGTTTTTTTATCATAGTAAACGCCCTTAAATTCTGATGTTCCATCTACATGCGGGCGTCTATTCCTGCTGTTTTGTGCCGCCGTGCATATACGGAGATTCGCCTTTTGATTATTAAGCTTATCGCCATCTATATGATCTACCTGCATATTATTCGGCGCGGACATTAAATCTCTGTGCATTCTGATTGATTTGTTTCTATAAATCCCCCTGTCTATCCTCTCATATTGCACTCTATTTGCGTATCCTGAATTGAATTGCCATTTCCATTGGTTTAAATAGTCAAAATCTTCGTCATCAACTAGCGCAAAATATCCTTTAGTTAGTGGGATACGTTTCATGCCGTTTTCTCCAGTTTCGCTGCGGCCTTGAATGGCTCACCAGTGGATTCCAGTATAGCAGACTTTCCGGTGAATGACTGCCACCGCATGATTGCCATATCAACGTATGCGGGATTGAGTTCCATCCCGTAGCATTTCCTATCCACTGATTCAGCAGCCATGACGGTTGTGCCTGATCCGAGGAATGGGTCATATACGCTATCGCCGGAATTGCTGTTATTGAGGATGGGCCTTCTCATGCATTCTACGGGCTTCTGGGTGGAGTGGCCGGTTTCTGATTTCTGGGGCTTGTCTATGTTCCAGATTGTCGTTTGCTTTCTGTCGCCCGTCCACTTTCCTGTGCCTTTAACGGCATAGAGGCAAGGCTCATGCTGGCTGTGATAGTCGCCGCGCGAGAATACCAGCGATGATTTTGCCCAGATGATTTGCGCGCGCACCTTGAAATCGCACGCCTGCAGCGAATCGAATACCTCTCCGCAATGGCGGTCAGCGTGCCAGACATAGGCGATGTTGCCGGGGAAGAGCGCCCATGCTTCGCGCCAGTCCGCGCGGTCATCGTTCAAAACCTTGCCCACTGCAGAACTGCCATCGCGCGCTGCAGCCGCATCATACTCTACCCCATATGGCGGGTCGGTGACCATCAGGTGAGGCTTTGCGCCGTTCAGAAGGCTTGCCACGTTGTCCGCGCTGGTTGAATCCCCGCACATTATCCGGTGGTTTCCAAGTATCCATACATCCCCCAAGCGGCTTACAGGCTCTATGGGAACTTCTGGCGTGTCGTTTTCATCCGTCAAGCCCTTGCCGATTTTCTGCATGAGGTTGTCGATTTCAGTCTGGCTGAATCCAGCCAGTTTTATGTCCATTCCCTCGCCCATCAGCCTTTCGACCTCTGCCGCAAGCATGGCCTTATCCCATCCGGCGTCAAGTGCAAGCCGGTTGTCGGCCAAAATATACGCCCTGCGCTGCGCGTCAGTGAGGTGATCGAGCGTGTAGGTAGGAACTTCCGTCATTCCCAGCTTCTTCGCTGCCATGACCCTCCCATGCCCTGCAATGATGCCTTTATCTGGGTCTATCAGAACGGGGTTGTTAAATCCAAACTCTTTTATGGAAGATGCAATCTTGGCGACCTGCCCATCATCATGCGTTCTCGCGTTCGCGGCGTAGGGGATAAGCTCCCCAATGGGAACCATTACAATCCGGTTTGACTTCGTGCCAGCCATTGTTATGTATTCTCAATCTTCTTGATCTGCGCGTCCAGTTTCTTCACCGTTTCGGTGGTCTGGTCTTTCAGGTGCGTGGGGATAAGCCTCGTCAGGAGGCTGTGCGCGTTCTTGAGCAGCGTTAGCACTTCATCCTCTACCTTTTCGAGAAAGGTGTCCTCGGCAACGATAACAGTCTTAACCGGGGCTGCATCATCAACGGCGGTTTTAACCTCTGGCGCCAACTGCTCGGATATTTCTGACATAATCACTCCATTCATGTTAAAGGCGGTGTGGGTCTGATTGCTTCTCCCATCCCACTAGGTCAATGGAGTTCTGAAACTCTGGCAATCTCGCACCGCCCATGATTCATTCTCGCATATAGCTGGAAAAGGTCAATAGCTCCTGATCTCAGAGATTATACCGTGAGTGCTGTCGTATTCCACGCTTTGAACGGTGATGTCCTCGATACTTACGGGATCAATGCCGATGTTCTGGCCATCTTCCGTTGCACCACCAAGATTCATCACAGTAGCGGCGGCGGTAATGGTGATGTGTCCTCCTGACTCGATGGGCGCCGCCATCGCGGGGATGGGCAGCAGCAGGGCGATTAAAAACATTTTCATCATTTTCCCTCCTTGTCTTTGTGCGCGGTGATTGCATCATCAATAACCTTCAGGATATGTTCTTCCGGTGAAAGACCTTTTGTATCGGCCTTCGGGTGAATGATGACGCAGTAATTATGCACGTATTCCGCGATATGGTTCAACGCCTTCACCAGCACATCCACGTCAGGCTGCGTTCCCCAAGCCTCCTGCTCGGTGTGTACGTTCTCCGGTGTTATACTGTCAAGGAGGGCTTTGATGCGAATTTTTTTTTCGCAATCGTCAGGCTGCGAAGTGGTTGGAGATGTGCGGAGAAAATCAAGAACATATCTTGCGTGACCCTCAAACAATGCTGTACTGGAGTGCCTATCATCTTCGGAAACGTGGTCGCCGTATTTCAGAGATGCACATAGTTTTTTAATCAGCGCATCTGTATCCCCCTCGACCTTGCCGTTTGCGCGGGTGTATTTAACTGCTCCGTATTTCTCCTGATATAGTTTCATCGTGGCGCGTCCATGGACGACAACTAATTCTCCGTCTATCACAGCAACACATATCTCATCCGGCAACTCCCCCTCGTTCACGCCGGCGGGGGGTTGGAGGGCTGCTCTACACTTAACGAGCTGTGCATCAGTCAGATACCACAAGACCGACTTGCCGGATTTTTCGCTCTTTTCAACTACGATATTTGAAGGCCATGCCTTTTCCGAAATTGTCATTTCTTTTTCCTTGGTAATAGCCTGTCAATGCACTCGCTGATGCACTTAATCTCAGACGCGGTATATTCTTTACCATCGCCATTTATATGGTATTTTCCGTTGTTCTCTTTGACGTACTGGTATGCTCCCCAACCAGACGCTTCGGCAGTTCTTCCAAATGTATAAATCCAACTTTTCATTTCTTTTTCCTCTCCGTCATTTGCAACGGGATAAGTTTCTCGTCGCTCTCCCACTTATTTTCCATGCAGTTTTTTCTATCGTCAGCCCAATAAACCAGCTCACCGTTTTTATTCACCAGCCCCCATATCGGTATATTTATTTTCATCCCCCCTTCTCCCCCTCGATGAGTTTTTGCAGGGCGAACCGTAGGGTGACAGCATGGTCTTTCATCCGATACCCAAACCATTCATCATAAGTTTTCGGCAACCCGTGGTTAAATGGCTGGCTCATACGCATCAGGTTATCCTCGGCGCAATTTAGCGCATCCAACGCCAACTGAGCTGATGTGTGGGTGGTGGTCATGAACGGGTTGACCTCGTTTTCAAGCCTATCAATAACGGCTTGCTCGGCTGCGTCCTGTTGAGCATCCTGAATTTTTCTAATTATATCCGTCATTCTAAGCCCTCAATCATAAACCGTATCATTGCCTTGGCTTGCTCATGGCTGAAAACGTTCGTGCCTGTAGGCTCCCGCTTAAACTCATGCTCGGTGCCTTTGCTGCCAATGGGTTCAAAGCTGATACCGCCATCAGGGTGAAAAGCCTCTGGAAGTTTCCACTGGCAAAAGCGGTCAGCCATGTAGTTAATCTGTTCGTCTGTCAGCATGTCTCTGTCTCCTTGTAAATGTTAAACCACTTTTTTAAATAACTCAGATTGCATCTTTCAGGCTTATGCGGTTCTGGAACGACTGCAATCAATCTCCCATTCTCGCTTATTATTTTCGCTTTCACGCCAACGGGAGGTATGCCGTATGAAAAGCTGACAGTATCGCCCTCGTTTATAGTTTGCCCGAAGTCGTCTTTAATCTGGCGCATCTACCCCTCCCCATTCACGATTTCGGTGGGCGGTACGATAATCTGCGGGAATTTCTTGGCGATATATCTGGCATAATGGTCTGCTGCATGAATTGGTGGACGGACGTTTCTATTTATCATCTGGCCACGCTCAAACATTGCTTCCTCTATCGCATCCCCAAGCTGCTCCACCGTCACCTCCACAGGCTTACGTCCTTCCGTTGCGGCGGTGATGACTGACAGGTCGATATGTCCAGCACTCGCCATTTCAGTCCATTCAGTCCAGCATATCGGGAGTGATACTGCCCATCTGCCGTGGGGTTTTTGTTCCCACATTTCAGGTGGTATCTTCTCATAGGAAATTCCGCAAGCTGCGTGTTGGATAGCGATTGCCAGAGTGTCCTTATCAGTCGCAGTATCAATCCACGGCATAGCCATCAGGTCGAAGTCCCTGCGCGTTGAGCCGTGCATCCCTATGGCGTATCCGCATGAGTGGGCAGCTTCCCGAATAGCTGGCAACCGTGACAGGTAGAACGCGCTCATTTCGTCAATGGTCTTGCATTTAAACCACGTTCCGGCCTGATACTCCCCCACCTCATCCGTCTGCATGGCGGGCGTGGGGCGGGGGGTGAGGTCGGCGCGGGTGTTCCAGATTTCATGGATGGATTGCAAACCTTCATCAGTCGCACCAAACATTAAAATTGAAGTGTCATCCTCAAACACACAATCAGCGCCATGCACGCCGTAAAGCCGGTGCCAATCGCTATTCGATTTAATGTGCATCTGCCCATGACAGAACGGGCACGGCAATAAACTGGGCTGGGGATTTTCGGTCATGGGGTTAGTCCTTCTGCTTGTAAAATTGCGTGGCCTATGATTTCTGGTATCTGTGGCACTACGGCGTTTCCGTATGTTTTAATTTCGTCCAATTCTTCGGGAACCCCATCATCATTCGGGCAAAATTCGCTGATAACTTTCTCCCAGTGAGAACGACAATAAGCCTCCCCAGACTTAGGCTTGAAGAATGACCATTCCGCGTATAGCGGCGCAGCGTCCCGCTGGAAGTGGTCTTGAAGGTATCTTCTGACCCGACTATCGCCCCCACTGTCGCATCGGATACCGTCACGGTAGGCAATAATCCAAACCCTATCCCTCTTGTGAGGTGCGCCACAGGAGGAAGCTGGGATACAATGCCATTCCGCATCATACCCGAGCGCATATAAGTCGGAAAGGATGGTGGACAATCCGCGACTAAGCAGCTTGTCCACGTTTTCGATGATGGCGAATTTTGGCCTATGTTCTCCGATGAGCCTTTTAAATTCTGTCCACAACCCGCTTCTTGTCCCAGATAACCCCGCACCGTTACCCCCGACAGAGATGTCTTGGCATGGGAAGCCACCGCAGATAACATCGAACATTTTAAATCCCTCACATCGTTGTAAATTGGTACGTCAGGCCAGTGTTTTTTTAGCACCTTCTGGCAGAAGGGGTCTATTTCGCAGAAAGCCACGGTTTCAAATCCTCCGGTTCGCTCAAGACCGAGAGAGAAGCCGCCGATACCGGAAAATAGGTCTAGGACTTTGAGCATCCTACTTCCCCCCTCCATCGCTGTATAACGGTGTCCAGCTATCAGGAATTGCGCGGTCATTACCAACAAATCCCCCACCCCAATTCTCTTCACGGGCAACAATGCGCCCATGTTCATCAAGCCATGCAACCGCCTTCCGCAACTCCTCCACCTGCTCCGGCTGGATTTTGGTGAGGGCTTGGCGCACAATTTTAACTTCATCATGAAACACCTTTTCCATCAATCCATTGCTATCGCGCACTATTCTCTCAAATGCTTCCAACGCCGCCGATTGGTTGGTCATACTGCTTTCCTTTGATAGGCTTCCGCAATCCTTTTTAAATCGAGATGACCAGTCAATGCGTTAATAACTTTCGCGCCTATTTCAGCGGCATAAGTTTCCCCATCTTTCTCAAACCCATATAACGCCTCCATGCTGAGACCGAGAGCGCGGGACAAGAGAAAAACTTTTGTTCCAGAGGGGTCGGCACCACGTCTTTCAAGTTCAAAAATATATGACTTTGAAGTCTCACATCGTTTTGCCAAATCCGCAAGCGTCATACCCAGCGCAATGCGCCGTTGCTTCATCAGTGCATTGTTAAACTGGATATTTGGCATATATTTCTTCTTCATCCCCTCACTCCCTGTTGTTTATCGCTCATTTCATTGTTCCTCTGGTTAAGATTTATCAGTCGTCGCCGGAGCCGTGGCCGTAGCCGTCGCCGGAGCCGGAGCCGTCGCCGGAGCCGGAGCCGTAGCCGGAGCCGGAGCCGTCGCCGGAGCCGTCGCCGGAGCCGTCGCCGGAGCCGTAGCCGTAGCCGTAGCCGGAGCCGGAGCCGTAGCCGTAGCCGTAGCCGCTTTCAGCATGGCCGTGATGTTTATTTTTCATCTTCAACGAATTTTTCAAAGGTTTTCTCCGCTGATTTTGTTGTCGGGATGTATTCAATGCAGTTAGTCAGGAAAACTTCTGGCGTCCTGTTCAATCGGCCCTTGACAATGCCATTGGTAGCAACCGCAGAAAGTGATAAACCGCCGCCTTCCCATTTCCACAGGCGCAAAGCATCTTTCAGGTGACACTCCGTTCCTGTAGCCGCAGCCAGTGTTCCGATGTGGACACCAGCCGAATAGGTGCGTACAAGGACGCGCTGGCCTAGCAGCGGGTTTTTCAGGCTGTCATTCGCTGCCTGTGTAAGTCCTCCGAACATGGCCGCAAGTTCTTTTGCTTCTTTAATCGTCAGATTATCTATAGACATTTTAGTTTCCTTTCTTGGTTGTTAAATTCCAACTGATTGCCGCTTTATCCTCACGCAATCATCCGGTGATTTCGGCGGCTTGGGACGTTTGCCAGCAGCACCATTCCCGCAGTCGTGCCGCTTCGTCTTGTCGATTGGCTTGCCGCAGACTTTGCAGAATTGGGCGGTCAGAGTCTCTGTTTTCGGAATGGCGGGGGTGTTACGACTTCCCCCGCCAGACTCCCGAGCCATCGGAAATTTATTTGTCATGCTCTTTCTCCAGTTGTTCGATTTTCTTGATGATGTCGGCCTTAAATTCTAACAGGCTTACAAAGAGTGGGTAATGACCGAGCGGCGAGACTTCATCGTAGATGTCCTGAATAAACGCACTGGTCTTTTTAAGGAGGGTTTTGTAGTCCTCGATCTCTTGGATTATATCGCGGGTCATTGTGCGTCACCTTTGGCTCGGTTGCTGCAGAATCGCAGCGTATCTCTTTTATATGCTTTATTTGAAAAAATGCAATAGCTATTTTATCTTTTTAACTCTTTGAAACTATTGTAATATTCTTTCGCAAGGGCGCGGACACAGCGCATTAATAGCCAGTCGTCCGACATCAGCCGATTCCGCCAGAAAACAAGCTCCCCGATTCGATGCTGTTCGGCGTGTTCTCTGGGGTTCAGGGGCAGGGCGCACGAATCATCGGGCTTCATTCCCATGCCGCCGTTCGACCCGTAACGGACGTGTGCCGGGTCGCATGGGGGCGGGTGATTCGTTGCCGCGCACCGCTGGTCACGCAACCAGTTCAGGTATTCCCTGTCACGGACTGGGGGTGTTTTGAAGTTCGGCATTATTTTATAAATCCGAGTTTTTCTTGTGGCCTGTGGAGGGGGATGCCGTTTGAATCGTAAAGTCCAGAAAATGTTTTTTTATCTCCTTCTGTGGCTGTGATTGTCACTGGCGATCCTTCCGGGGGGCTTATAAGCCAGCCATCTTCTTGCCATTTTGGTGTTGTCCTATGGTACATCACGCGCTCCCTACGCAGGCGGCTTTCTCTGCCTCGGCCTTGATAAGCGTCAGTGCCTCGGTGTACCCGCTTCCCAGTCTTACCCAGCGTTCCGGCTTATGGCAGAGCTTGTTATCCGCGTCCCTCGTCAGGTGGGACATAATGGTGATCTCGGCGCGGCTTTCAGGCACGGCTGAATCAATCGTCAGGCTCCATCCGGCCTGCCTTGTTTCGTCCAGCGTGGCGCACAATTCCGGCAGTCCCGTCCTGTAGGCGGTTTCGACTATCCGCAGCACCCGCAGAACCTCCCTGTCAGGGCTGTTCAGGGCCGGCGGGTCGCGCTCTACCTTGTATGGGCGTCCGTTGGCGTCTAGAAGTTTTGGCATTAAATCCTCCTTATACTGCGGTATGTGTGGAAGGCCTCGGCATACTTAACACCGCACTGTCCCCCACGGATTTCGAGTAATTCAGCTACGGTCAGATATGACCGGGCGTGTGGATGTTCTCTCATTTCACTTTCATAACAACGTAAGGCTCTGCTTTTTTCATCAATATTTTCATGCGAAAGAGATTCAAAATGGTTCGGAACAAAAGGATGCAGCGGCGCCCATTCCGTGCTGCTCGGTATCTCGAAACCGTATATCGCCTCTATCGTGCTGGCCGGCAACGGTCGGCAGGCAGTCAGTGTAGCGCGGGCGGTGATCTCGTGGTCTTTGTTCAAGTCGCCAATCCAGTGAGTGAAAACCACGTCTGGCTTTACTTTCCCAATCCAGCTTTCTATATCTTGCGTTATTTCCAGTAGTGAAAACCTATCGAACCTTTGATCTGCATAATTCAGAAAACAGGTATTTGTTGCTCCGATAGCGATAGCGGCTTTTTTTGCGTCCTTTGACCTCTCCGAGCATAGTATCATCGAATAAACCTTATCCCCCATTTCAACGTGCTTCGCCATTGTCCCGCCGCAGCCTAGTATCTCGTCATCGGCGTGGGCTGCTACCACTAGAATCCTTTTCATGATGGGAACTCCGAACAGTTAAAAAGAGCATCTAGCGCGGAAAGATGTGACTCAAACCCCGGCCAGCATTGAACGTAAACGGGGTGTTTATAGTCCTGAAACTCCACCTGAATCCCGCGCTCGTAAAACTGCGTGGTGTCCAGGTAGTCTACCCCCATCGCGCCGGATATGTACTTCGTCGCGCCGTTGGCAACGCAAAGCTCAAGGTTAAGGGCGGTCTTTACCCCCCTCGGTTTTAGGTCAGAGCTGTACTTGATGGGCGTGGTTATCTTCCACTGGTCGAGAAAATACTGGGTTGTTTCGTTCAATAGCGGAGATAAAAACAGCCATTCGCGGGAGTAGATTTCATCGAAAAAGTCTATGTGCCGCTTGAAAAATGGGGCGCGGGCGTAGTTGTTCCTGATCGCCATGAGATGTTTTCTCGCCCAATGCGGGTCGTCGGCTATCTCTATGTCTCGAATTGGCACGCAGCCCCCGCGATTCTTGATCGGCACGGTGAGCATCTGCGTTCCGTTCGGAGTCCTTATCTTGTTTCTGTTTGTCATGGCGTCTTTGCCGATGGTCACATGGTCAAGAACAACGTGTACGTCAGAGTCTATAATTCTCTGTATATACCCTAACCACGGGAGATAAGCCGGCTGATTGATGGAAACGACAGTCATTATTTTTTATACTTCATTTTGTTGGCTCCGTAAACCCCGAAACTGGCTTTTTTAAACGCCTTGCGGGAGTAAACATTATCCGGCAGGAACTCAGCGAATATATCGGACTCCGGCCATTTCCTGATTGCCTCTGAACATCCAAGATTTATCGCCCGCCAGCCGTATCCCTTCCCGGTGTTTTTCTCCGTCAGGTAAATCGAAACCATAGCCCGCTTTTTAACGGGATTATGGTCGAACCTTATTTGCCCGATGGCCTGCCCGCCGACACCGATAATGAATATCAGGCAATCGGGGGAATGAAGTTTCTCGAAAAACCACTGGCAATGCTTTTTCCACTCGACCGGCTGGCCGCTATGTCCCGTCTCGTAAATAAATGGCGTGTTCCGCCACTTGTAAACCCTGAGAATATCGTCAGTCGTGGCTGGGCGGATTCGGACGGTCATTTAAACCACTTCTTCCTGTTCTGGCGCTCAGTCTCCGTCATGCCCAGACTTTTATCCCCAAGCTGCACCCACGCCTGTTTTACAGCGGCGGTCAATTCCGCCATTTCGTGGGGGTCGGAGCTGAAACGATGATCTGATCCCGGAAGGTTTTTATCCAGCGTGAAGTGCTTTTCTATAAGAACCGCGCCCATAGCCACAGAAAGCACTGCCGCAGGGATGCCCTCAGAATGGTCAGAGAAGCCCGTCAGACACCCGAATGTGTCCCGCAGGGTTTTCACCCGCAGGATGTTGATGTCCTTATCCGGCGCAGGATATGCGCTCGTGCAGTGCAGTAGAATAAGCTTCTCGTTTCCAGTTGCGCGGAAGGCTCGGACAGCGCGGTCAATATCCGCAATCGTCGCCATGCCAGTGCTGATGACCGTCGGCAGGCCTGTCTTGCCCATAGCGGTGATTAGGCGAATGTCCTGCAGGCAGTCAGACCCGTTCTTGACCGAGTCCACGCCCAGCTTCATCAGGTCGCGCAGCCCGTCCTCGCACATCGGGGTCGATTGAAAGCCTATTCCTATTTTATCGCAAAGGCTCTTTATCTCCGCCATGAATGTGTAGTTGATCTCGCAGCGCCGGAACATATCTGCCTGACGTTCTTTTACGACCTTATCCCCGTTCTTGTATGTCCAGAACTCAGACCGCTGGCCTATGAACTGGTCGGTCTTGTAGTTTTGAAGCTTGATGCAGTCGGCGCCAGACTCCTTCGCTGCCAGTACCATTTCACGGCATAACCTGATATTCCCATTATGGTTTATCCCGATTTCAGCCACAACATACGGGCGGGTCAGAAGGCCAACTTTTGTTTTACCTATTGATATTTCAGGCTGCATGATATTTCTCGAACAGTTCCCTACCAGTAGGGCTGGATGTTGGGATCATGCTGCATGATCCGCATGACGGGCATTTAACCCTTCCGTTTTCTTCCCTGCGCCAGACAGAATAGAAAATCCCCGGTATGAAATACACGAAATAAAGCAGAAACTCTATCCAGCCGCTCCCCTTTTTAAGGGGCTCTCCGCGAAAACCGCAGTTTTTGCATATCTTGTTCATTTTATCCTCCGTGCATTGCTAAAAGGTAATCGTCTGGGTGCGGCAATCTTATCTGCAGCTTGTCGGCAAGCAGCTCGATTCTCTGTAGATACTCCGTGAACTCGCATGTGGTCAGTTTGGTCGTGCTCTTTGTGACCAGACAATCCTCTCCCATGATTCGCCGTGGCACTGTGCCGAGCAAACGCTGTTTCATCATTTCATGGATTTCCTCTGGCAGGTCGCCGGTGTGCTCCGCGATCAGGTTTACCCATGACCAGTAAAGTCTGTTCTGCGAGTTGCTGCGATTTTTCCGGTATTCCTTTATCTCCACTGATTGCGGTTTCGTGATGTTCAGCATCCTAATCGCTTCAATCGCATCCTGCCGGCGGGGTTCGTCTTTGAGCACGAAAAACATCATTCTGCCAATTTCCTCGCCAGCGTCATGATCTCCGCGTCCTTGTTGCATATCCCGCGCATGACGGCTTTGAACTCGTCGGCGGGCGCGTACTTCTCAGCAAGGCGCAGCAAGTCCATCCAGTTTTTGTTGTTCTCGGCGCGGGCGCGTTCCAGAGAGTCAATCTTATCTGACACCTGTTCTTCTCCTGTCGAGATAACGTTCTTTCTCTGGGTCGATTTCCTGTATTGGAGTCGAACAGCCCAGAACGTATTTAGGCGGGTTCCACTCCCTTTGCAGTCGTGCTTCGGTTGCCTTGCAAAGCTTTTCAATCCAGTCTGCGTCCTCGACCGATGGATAAGATGTGTCTGTCATTTTGGTTTCGCCGCCAGCGACATAAACGTGCCTTTTTCGGATTTCTTGATCCATGCCGATAGCCAGTAGTCCTGACCATCGATTTTGATAGACCCCTTATAGTCGGGGTAGTTGTTATCCGGCTGCTTGTCCTTGTTCTTGAAAAGTGCGCCAGAGCCGTCTTTTTGTTCGTAAGCCATGTTTTTTTCCTTCCATTGTTTTTCCCACTCATCTTCTGCATGAATGGCGTTTTTCCATGCCCTATTGCGTTGGGCTTTGTATAGGGCTTCCTCCATCAAAAAGGCACTTCGTCGTCCATCACCGCGCCTATAACCTTCTTTTGCGCTTCAATCGCCGCATTAAGCCCCTCGGTCTGCTTCGTGCCGAGCGAATCAATGAACGCCTTATTTGCGTCTTTATAGCGCGAAATTTCAAGTTCTGTTTTCAGGGTTTTGACGTGGTTGATCGCAGACACCACCCATTGCTTTCTTTCCTCGCCGTCCCTAAACGCACCAAAGTCGCTGGGATTCGGTGCGGATTGTTTTTGCGCCTTCGCTTCGTGGGTGTTGTTCTCGGTGTCGTTGTCCCCCTCTGTCGGGACGCAGAAGGTAATGAACACCATCGATTTATAAGCCGCGCTCATGGCCTTATTAGTGGCCTTGTCACTTGAGTCCATCGCCTCGCCGTATGCTGTGACGGTGTGGGTCGTGCCGTCCTTGACGCTGATAAAGTCGTAATCGACGCAGAGCGTGACGAAATACAGCGCCCCGCCGGACTTCGATTCGCGCTCGGTCATGGTATGGGTGCGAACCCTCGGGAGAATCACTAATCCGTGCTCTGGAAGCAGGGGGGAAAGGACGTTCAGGACATCGTCAATTCCCCTGAATTTGTATCCGGCGCCCTGCTTGTTATCGCGGGTTTTGGCTATTCCTTCCTTTGAAAGGGCTTTTATAACCCCGGCTATTGCCTCATATACATGGGGCGATTCTGGCTTTTTTTCCTCTTTAGTCATTGCGGTTTCCTTTACTGTTGCAATAAGTCAAAAAATAGATTATATCTTTTGGAAGTGATTGCAAGAGAAAAATTGTAAAAATTCAAAAATAATGAGGAACCATGAAACCCAGCGAGAGAAAAGCCCTTCAGAATAAATGGCGCAAACGCCGCGAAAAATCAGGGCTGAATATTACCGCCTTTTCTGAAAAGTACCGCTTTGACAAAGGCCAGCTTTCACGGTGGGAAACCGGCATCTGGCGCCCGTCTACGTCCAGCGTCGAGCGGATTGAAAATGCATTAAAGGCCGAAGGCGTTTAAATTTCCTGAGTAAGAGCGAACTTCCAATTGTCGCCGCCCATAAGGGTGCAGGCGGTTAAATTGTCGTCGATTCCTATCATCGTCCACTCGCCAGTTCGCTTGATAAAGATCATCACCACAATTCCGGGCTTTGCAACGGAACTTGACAGCCATCCATATCCTGCCACCAGATTTTCTTTGATAAGCTGTTTTGATGGCTTGCACCCTAAATGCGGCGTGGCGGGGTATGCGCGAATCGCAAACGATAGAAAAAACATCAGCGCGGAATACTTGAAAAATCGGTTCATGGCAGTCTCCCCGATTTATAATAACACAAGTTATCCACAGCTTTGTAAAAAATTAACGGAAAATTAAGAATTGAACTTGATGAAAGTCAAAGAATCGGTATTCTTGCAATTTGACAGGGGGAGGTGTTCGAAGCCTTCCCACCTTGCCGGGCTAGCCCCTGTCAATCTTTTCTCAATGGCAAGGATCAAGAAAGGCAAGGAAAATGGACTGGTTTCCGTGGTACTTTACCCTCTATGAATCCGATACAATGCACCTAAATCCATATCAGGACGGATGCTACCGCCGCCTGATCGATCACTACATGAAAACCCGCCAAGCCCTGCCAGACAATGACGCTGCACTTGCCAGAATTATAGGTGATAGCGAGGCTAATTGGTTGGCACTGGCCTCCACATTGGTCAGGTCTTTTTTTAAGCCGAAAAATGGCAGACTCTATCTATTTAGATGCGAGGAAATTCTACATTATCAAGAACAGAAAACAAAAAAACTATCTGAGAGTGGAAAAAAGGGTGCTTTATCAAGAAACAATAAAATCAAAGAGTTACTAAGCACCCCCGAAGCCACCCTTAAGCCTACGTTAAGCACAGGACATGTACAAGTAGATATACAGGTAGATAAGAAAGAGAAAGAATCCTTACCTGATAGTTTAGTTATTATTGATAGTCTGTGGGCGCAGCTTGACAGCAGCGCCGAAGCAAAGCCTAAAAATAAATCTGAAAAATCGAAAAAGGGGACGCGACTTCCCCCTGAATGGATTGTCCCGGACGAATGGGGAGATTGGGCGGTTGAATATTGCTCCAAGAATGGACTGATGGATGGAACGAGATTTGTTATCGAGCAAGGGCAGATATTTAAAAATTACTGGACTGCAAAGACTGGCGCAGGATCAACGAAAATGGACTGGAAAGCCACTTGGGAAAATTGGATAAGAAAAGGACTGCCGGATTATATTTATAAACTCAAACGCATGGAGAGGGAAAAAAGCTATGAGCAAATACGCAAAAGAAATTGATAATTTTAATGAACAGGAATCCGGTAAGAAATATTCTGTACGATTTGTAGAGCAACAATTCAATATTAAAATGCCGCCGTGGATTTATAATTTCGCATTGAAGCTTACACATCCTGTTAAAGCCTATACATGGCTTATGGCCTCTGAAAAATATTCCGTCGAATGGGATGAAGAAAAACGAATCATGAATTTTCTCGATGATGGCAGCCGTTATAAATTTGCTCAATGGGGAATGAATAAGGTTAAGCAATATCTCGGAAAAGATGTTTATGAACATTTCGGCAAGATAACCTTTACCGTCAATGGAGCTGAAGAATGGGTGAAATAATCCTTCCATGGCCTCCCGGATGCCTACGCCCTAACAACCGCTCACATTGGGCGATAAAAATGAAAGCGAAAAAGAAACACCGTGCAGATTGCTTCTGGTCTGCAAAGGCCGCAGGGATGCCGGAACTTCCTCCCGAGGGTAATATTCCCCTGAAGGTTATTTTTCACCCGCCTCTTAACCGAGCATGGGATTTGGATAACCTCGTGGCGACGATGAAAGCGGGGTTCGACGGGCTGGCCGACGCATGGGGTGTGAATGATTCGCGGTTCCGGTTTTCCAGCCTGACCATCGGGGAAAAAATAAAACCCGGCAGCGTGAAAATCACTGTTGACATTCCGGTTGAAAAATTCCAAAGTCAGTGACGAAAGGAAAACGGCATGACTTACCCGACGACACCCGGCTACCAGCGCGACTCGGAAACCTCACGCGAGGCGGCTGAAAAACTGAACCCGAAAAAATACATCCAGCAGACGCTCGACTTCCTTGCCGAGCGCGGAAGCTACGGGGCGACCGCCGACGAGCTGGCGCAGCACCTTGAGGCCATAAACGGGCGTGTTATAGCAAATACAACCGCAGGGGCTAGGCTAACCGAGCTGCTTGCGGCTGGGAAGATAGCGAAATCTGGCATACGGCGCATGACACGCTATGGGAGAGCAGCCGAGGCTATGGTTCTAGCCCCCACGCACACACCCTACACAGAAACGCTCCCAATGGCCTTTATGGGGGTGTCGTATGGAAACTAATAATCAACAGCCTATAGTTTTCCCTATTTCGTTCATAGAGCAGCCGTTCGCGCACCCGAAGAAAGACCCCTACGGGTCGGACGCGGCGGCGGTCGGTGTTCCTCTCGCGTGCGTGCCTGACGGGTATACCCTGCAGAGCCTCAAGCCATACCTCGACGAATACCGGCACCGGCCAGAGCGCCGGACAGGAACCGTCAAGCTGGCGCTCAACTCTTTCGTTCAGTACGTTGACCGCTACAAGAACGACGAGACATCGGTGCTTTTTGTCAGACGCACATGGCTGGGTAAATACAGGATGACGGTGATCTTCAATTATTTTCCCGCCGGGCCGGATGAAGACCTGACCGGATTTTCTGATTTCCGCGCCGTGACGGTTGCGAAAAACTACGCCGAGTTTGAAACAACGGCGAAGGAAATAAAACTGGTTTCATTTTATGGAGAAGAATCTTGACAGAAATAATCTGCATTATTCCGGCGAGAAGCGGCAGCAAGCGGCTTCCATACAAGAACAAAAAACTACTCTGTGGTGAGCCTATCATCTGCAGACCAATCCGCGCAGCACAGGAAAGCCGTCTTTTCTCGGAGATCATCGTTTCCAGCGACGACGCTGAAATCCTCCATATCGCGCATGAGGCGGGCGCCCATGCCATCGAACGCCCTGCCAAGCTTGCAACTGACACCGCCAGCGAGATAGACGCATATCTTCACGTTCTGGGCGAATTAAAAACTAAACCGGAATACTTCTGCGCCATATACCCGACGGCGGCGTTTATCACCCCGCATGAAATTCGCGGAGCGTTTGACCTCCTGAACGGAACAGAAGCCGATGTATGCATGGGTGTGACGGAGTACGAGCAGCATCCGTGGCAGGCTCTCTTAATGGGAACGGACGGATTTATGTACCAGCAAACCCCAACCCTGAATGAACAGACTCCATATCCACCGGCCTATGCATCGAACGGCAGTTTGTACTGGTTCAGGACGGCGGCCTTCCTGAAACACCAAACCTATTTCCCGCCTTGCCTGTCCGTATACCCGACATTCAACATCGACATCAACACCCACGAAGATTTCAAACGGGCGGAGAGAATATGCAGGCGCTTATAAAGAAATGCCCGATTCCTCTGGATGAGATGGTCAATAATTTCGGGCTATTTATCGACCGCAGGGAGATGTCGCGCATAATTTTCATGCATGAAATCTACAAAATGATTCTTCCCGTCACAGGAGTAATCATGGAGTTCGGTTGCCGGTGGGGGCAGAACATGAGTTTGTTCACCGCCTTCCGTGGGATGTATGAACCGTTTAACTACAGCAGGAGGATTATCGGGTTTGATACCTTCAGCGGATTCACTGAGCCATCCGACAAGGACGGAGCCAGCAAGAAAGGCGACCTTCCAGTGGTGGAAGGGTATGAAAATTATTTATTCCAAGTTCTATCCCGGCATGAAATTAAAAACCCCATAAACGATGTGAGAAAATTCGACATCCTTAAGGGGGATGCCAGCCAGCGCATCAAGGACTATTTGACAGCCATGCCGCAGACGATCATTTCTCTGGCATATTTTGATATGGACATTTACGAGCCGACGAAAAACGTCCTAAAAGAAATAGAGCCATATCTTGTCAAGGGTTCGATTCTTGTGTTTGACGAACTAAATCATCTGGGATACCCCGGCGAAACCATAGCCTTGAGGGAGGTCATGGGCCTTAGAAATCTGAAAGTGCAGAGATTCCCCTTCTGCACGTTTCCAAGTTTTGTAATAGTGGAGTAAAACATGAAAGAAAAAAGCTTTTTGATTACCGGAGGAACAGGCTCGTTCGGCCACGCATACACCAGTTATCTTCTCAAGAACGGCGCCGAGAGGGTGGTTGTATTCTCACGCGACGAGGTAAAACAGGCGGAAATGCGCGACGAGTTCAAGAACGACCAGCGCCTGCGGTTTTTTATCGGGGACGTGCGCGACCGTGAGCGCCTGCGCCGGGCGTTTGACGGGGTTGATGTGGTTATCCACGCCGCAGCCCTGAAGCGTATCGAGGTCGGCCAGTACAATCCGATGGAAATGGTCAAAACCAACGTTATCGGCGCCATGAACGTGGTCGAGGCGGCAATGGACTCTCGGGACGTTGCGAAGGTGGTCGCTCTATCAACCGATAAGGCGTTCCAGCCGATCAGTCCATATGGTCAAAGCAAGGCTCTGGCGGAGGCGATATTCCTGAACGCGAATAACGCCCGTGGATGGAATGGCCCGAAGTTCTCCGTCACCAGATACGGGAATGTCGCTTTCTCGCGGGGGTCGGTAATTCCGAAGTGGATTTCCATGATGGAGCGCGGGGAACAAATAAAGGTGACAGACCCAGGCTGCACGCGCTTCTGGATGACGATTGACGAGGCGTGCGATCTGGTCACGAAGGCGGTCAATGAAATGCCCGAAACCGTCCTGCTCCCCCAGCTTCCGGCATATAGGCTGGGCGACCTTGCGGAGGCGCTTTTCATTGATCCTGAGATCACTGGACTCCCTGCATGGGAAAAGAAACACGAAAGCCTCGCAGAAGGCTACAGCAGCGAAACCGCGCCCCGCATGACAGTAGAGCAGATACGGGAAGCGGTTAAATCAACCCTAACCCAGCAATTGAGGGCAGCATGAACCCCCATCAGATCACCCGCGACTTCGAGAAAGCTATCTGCGAATACACAGGTTCAAAATATGCCGTAACGGTGACGAGCTGCACGATGGCCTTATTTCTCGCCCTGAAATGGCAATATAATAAAAAAGGAAAGATGGAAATAACCTGTCCTTCATATACCTATAATTCTGTTCCTATGGTCATTCAGCAGGCCGGGCATAGCGTGACCTTCAAAGACTTTGAGTGGATGGGGGAATATTGTCTCGCGCCGACTCCGGTATTTGACTCTGCCCGCCGATTTACTTCAAAAATGTACAAGAAGGGGGCTTTTCAGTGCGTGAGCTTTCATTCATCAAAAATCCTCGGGGATTCTCAGGGCGGTGCGATTCTCCATGACAATACTGAAGCAGACGCATGGTTCCGGCGGGCGCGGTTCGATGGCCGTACTGAGGGAGTACCCCCTAAAGAGGACAAGTTCATCATGGGGTGGCATTGCTATCTTTCTCCAGATGTCTCTGCGCGGTTGCTCTGGAAGCTTTCGACGCTTCCAAAATACAACCCAGACCTTACAAACAGCGATTATGCAGACCTCAGTAAACAGGAGATTTTCAAGTGAACCCTGTAAAAGCAAAATCCCATTGTCTTGACGGATTCGGGTGGCTGATGGCTTTTTATCTGTTCCTTTTCGTATGCAGGGTGTTCTGTGAATAAAACCCTGTTTGCATTGACGGTGTTTACGGTTGTCCTGCTTATCGTGGCGGCAGGGCTTGGCGGCTACCACTATCGCGGAAGGTTCTGCATGACAGACCAGCAGATAGCGGATTACTTGAGGGATAATGACTGATGGGAAAGAGATCAGACGGACAATTCGAGCGAGTTGAAAGGGACTTTTACCCCTCTCCCTACGAGGTGGTTTTACCCCTGCTCCCGCACCTTCCGAAAGGAGCAAACTTCATCGAACCTTGTGCCGGTGACGGGCGGCTCGTCAGGCATCTCGAAAAGCACGGACATAAATGCGTCTACGCCTGCGATATAGAACCGCAGTCCGAAGGAATTGAAAAGCGCGACATCCTGTTTTTTAAACAAAACTGGCAGAAAACTGACTACTTCATTACCAATCCGCCATGGGGACGGGAAACGCTGCACCCGATGATCCTGACACTCATAGACCATGCCCCCGCATGGTTGCTCTTTGACGCCGACTGGATGCACACAGTACAGGCTGCGCCGTATCTTCCTTTTTGCCAGAAGATCGTGGCCATCGGACGGGTGAAGTGGATTGAAGATACAGAAAACGGCGGGATGGACAATGCGTGCTGGTATCTGTTCGATAAATACGCCTCCGGCATCGTCAGATTTTACGGGCGGTAATTACTTCTTGCTTTCGTATATCTTGATTTTATTCTGCGCGATAAAGGAAATGATCTGCGCTATTGATGCTTTGTCGTCAATCCACAGGTCGCGGTCGTCTACAGTCAGGAACCCAATCAGTGTCACGTCCTTCGCTGACATCGGCAGGCGCTTTTGCGGGTCTTTCTTCTGGGGGAACTCTATCACGCCGTCGGTCATTTTCACCCGCATATTTCTTTTTCAAGTGCCTTGTTTTTCGGTGTTTGCTTATGGGGACAGGTGCAGAAATAATATGCCTCGTTTTTAAGGCAGGCATTGTCCCCTTCATGGCAGAACTGGCGGTGATAGGACAGGCAATATGTGTCAATCGCGGGAGTTAATTTCGTCCCGCAGCCGGCCAGTAAAATCGCCATCAATAATATTGCTGATCGTGTTGGATTCTTCCGCATGGGTAAGGGCATCCTTTTGGGATTTTGAAACAGTCTCGGCCTCACCCTTTTCTTCATTATCCGTCCGAAGATAATAAATCAGGGAACCGATAGTAAAGCACAGGATGAGGCCGAAATAAATCATTCTGCTTGGCCGACCGGAGTCGTGGTCAGCAGGCGAAGCCCGAAGTTGACAACCGCCAGAGCTAGGACGGAATTTTCAGGCGACAGGCCGATGTCGGCAAGGTTAAGCCCTGCAACATATTTCAGAATGGCCACGCCAATAACGACAGCGCCGTTGACAAGTACCGTTTTTAAACCCTTGAGTGCCATGAGTGCCTCCTATTTGTTGACGTTGTATACAGCCTGACCGCCATGAAGTTTGGCAAGGTCAACGCCGTGAGCCGACACCGCACCGGAAGCAATTCCGGTGGCGAGGGCGAGAAGTACGATAAGTGCTGGAAATGGCATTTTAAGACTCCTTTGTTTATTTTGGCGACGGCAGATCATCTTCACGCGGCGAGAGGCCATCCGAGTCTTGCGTGCCGTCTTTTATAGGTTATCAGAAATTCCAGACAGGCATAGCTTTTTTTCAGCTTCGCGGCGCTTTACCAGCCCCGGCAGAACCTTTCCACCGGCATAGACCCACTTCGACAGCTCGTTACATGCGCCAGCTATATCACCGCTATTAAGCTTTTTCAGCATGGTCGAGGACGCGAATCTACCCTCTCCAGCGTTGAATATGAACGAAATGAAGGCGGCTCTGGTCTTGTCGGATATTTTGACATTTATCAGTCGGTGAGTGGCAAGATCGGCCTCCATCGTGTCCTGACCGAGATAAATCTGGCACTGGTCGTCCGTGGCTATATCGGTGATTTTAACGCCTTTCGTGTGGCCGTAGCAGATGCTGGGAATCTTCGGCGGGTCGAAATAGGCTTTCAGGTATTCCCCCTCGAAAGGTTTTAAAAGGGCTACCGCTATGAGCGCAGCGCCAGACAGCCCTATGGCGGCTTTTTTAATCTCCGCCATTCTTCTTTGCTTTCCAGATCTTGATATATTGCGGGACAAGAAGCCCAATCTGCATGAGGCTATATACAATCGCCAGCAGGACGGCGACCTGATTAAGAGTCCACGATGCAAGACCAGTGAGGATGACTCCGATAAGAAGCTTGAAGTGGGCGTTTAATTCCTTGAGGGTGATGATGGAAAGGATAACGGTTGCTATGCAGATTAAGATTCTTAGCAAAAGAGACTTAGGCATGAACTGCCTCCATAGAGGAAAGTGGGAACATGAACCTTTGGGGAATTGTCGGGTCTTTCAACAGTTCGCGCAGATGCTGGGTATTATGGTAGAGTCCGTTCGATATTTTTATCAGCCGTTCGGTGTCTTTGTCCATCTTCGCCCCGTTGGGAATTTATACCCTTTTGTCGGATTATATCAAAAGCCCACGTTATCCACTAGCTGTTTTTAAACCCGTAACATTCGATTGACCCGCTGGCGATGTTCCCTGAACTCATAAGGAATCTCACCGCCTGCATTTTTTTAATCGACATCGTTCCTAAATATTTTATGGGATTCTGGGTGTTTGAATACGAAATACTGCCGTCAAAATATTGAGATGGAGAAAAATCAGTGCTGGTAAGTAACGGGTTATAAAGATTCACTTCTCCGCTCCATCCATATCCTGCAATAGCAGTACCAGCTATCAACGCCGTGGAGAGAATCGCCGCATTACCGGCAGCTTCACCTGTATAAACCGGCGCCACTGTCGGGGTGGACAACACCGTAGTCTGTCTTTGTGTGTAATAAATAACGCTGGTGCTGTATGTGACTCCATCCGAAGACCCGCGCATTTGGAATTTGTTTGTGGCACTGGTGCTGGTGTTTTCAATCGTGTTAATGACGAATTTATAGTAATCGTAATCCGTCGTTAGAACGTTGAAATCCAGTGTGGCCACAGAAGAAGCCGTCTGCGCCGAAAGAAGAATCACCTGACTCGTTGCTGTCGATGCAGGAACAGAAGCATAATTCCCCTGACCGTTCAGGAATTGAGTAGACGACCCGCTGCCTACAGGGGCGAATCCCCTTGCGGCGGAACTGACGTTGTTCGTCGTGGTCGTGGACATGGGAATCGTGTCACTGTTCACGATGGGGTTTAACAGGGTGAAATTCGTGCCGTTATGCATAAGGACGGCGACTCCATTTGACGACATCATTCCTGCGGCGGGGTCTACCCCTGCGCTGGTTTTAATCGCCGTGGCAGTGAGGCCGTTGACCGCCAGAGTTGCCGAACCCGTCTGCCCGTTGACTGGCTTCAAAGTCACCATCTGGCCTACAGCGTAAGAGGAGATGGCCGGAGAGGGCGCGACGGCGAAGGCGTTGGTGCTTCCGGTGTCGGTGGCGTAATTCAGCAGGCGAAGGTTGGGAATCCCGCCGAGGCCGTTGAAATCCCGCTCGTCAGTAATTGTCGAATTTCCAAGAGAAGTCGCAGAACTGTAAACAAGCACCTGCGCCACGGGAAATTTGCCAGTGGGAATCTCCGGAGCCGTGGGGGAAACAGCGGGAGTTCCGGTGACAACCGTCATCGAACCCGTAATCTGGTCAATCACCAGCCTGTCAATCCGGCTGTTCGATACCGGAGCAGAAATGGCGGAGGATGTCTGGGAAGCGACTTCCGTCAGGGTCACCCCGTTCCACACATGGCCTACATCAATGCTCACCGTCATGGCGGTCGAGCCGTAGGGCGTGAAATTGGCCGACAGCCTCTTGTTGACCACGGAATTTCCGTCTATCGAATTGAGATAGACCGTATTCGTCATGCTCGAATTATTCAGAAGGGCATAAGATGATACTGGCGTCGTTCCTGACATTTTTTAACTCCTAGCTTCCCGTTGCAGTATATGTAATTACCCCGCCAACACTGACTCCCGAACTGCTCCAAACGTTTACGACCGCCGTGGTAGTCGTCACGCTTGATACAGTAGCATACAACGCGGCTGTGCTCTGGACAACCGGATTGACGAAAGGAACGGTGTTGAAAACCTGCGGGAAGGTGATGGTCGTCCCCCCCGAGGAAATCGTTACCGATTGCGGTGATGTCTCTGTCACGGGGGTCGCGTCGATGGTAAACCCGAACTCGTTGACCACTCCCACACTCCCCGCGACAGGGACGTATTGAAGCTGCATATTCGCATACCTGAAATAAGCCGAACCCAGAGTCCACGGGTTATATACGGAGGGGTCGCTTGAAGTTGACTGCCATGCATCAAGGTATGTGGTGGGGTTAAGGTTAGAGCTTCCAGTCTGTCCCGAACCCAGAACCATGTTGTTCGTCTCGAAAATCCGCACAGCGGCGTTATAGCCCACATCATAGGTCGGGGTCGTGTAATGTGCAGAGGAAACAGGAGTCGGGACAAAACACATGAAATTGGTCGAACCGGCATAAAACGCGGCGGTGTTCTGGTCGTCCGGCACAAGAACCCCTGACCAGTGACGGACGAAACCGGATATTGGGCCGGGGAAGTCAGGAGCTGATTCCTGCTCCGTGATCGTCGGGTTAAGGTTGTTCACCGTCAGGTCGTAGGTCGTTATGTCGGGGGAATACTGGTCGGCTATGTCGATGGCGCGAATCCCGAAAGTCCATATCCCCGGCGGGACGTTGGCGTTCGTCATTTCCGTACCCTTCGCCGCTTCCGTCAGAAGCTCGAAGTTTGACCAGTCCGTTTCCCCCTGAGTCGCGTATCCGATGTCGTAACCTTTCAGGGCGTAGTCCTGAACCTCGTCCCATGAGAAAACAACCGTGTTCCCGTTTTGCTTTGCGATAAAATTGGTCACATCGGACGGAGGGGGCGGGCCTTGTATAACGTGGGTGTATGCAGTCACATCCCCAAGGGCTTGCTGACCGCCGCCGTAAACGTTGAAGCCCAGAAGCTTGACGTAGATTGTTTTTCCGATCTGGTCTTTCGTGTAGGGGTAGACAAAAATCTGATTGTCAAGTCTTGCGAAATCCGTCCCCATCGCATGGGCGCCGATGGTGGAACCGTACCAGCCGCGCCTGAGATACGTCAGGTCATAATTGTAGGTACTTGTCAGGGTAGCGGTTTCGTATGAAATAAGCTCTCCGTCCACATAACAAAGCGTGTTCCCAACATCTGCGTCATTCTGCGTTCCACTCAGAAGAGCGCCCCTGCTTTCGGTGAGATCAACGGAAAGCGTGTCAGAGGAATCGGGGTCGGCGTGGGAGGGTAGATTCGCGGATAAAACCCCCATGCGCGTGACGCCGTACATCCTGCCGATGTTTTTATACGTCACGTCATCGGTGGAAATCCACACATCACATCCGCCCCAATTATTACCGCCTGAAACTGCCATCCATGTTTCAAGGCCGTTCTGGGTGGCGATCTGCACCGGAGCCTCGAAAATAATAGGCGTGTTCGCGTCGCCGGGGCTTGAATTGTAATTGACGCTATACCCGAGGCCGGTGGCGAAGGTATTGAGCGCCGGACTTCCTGTGCCGGTGAGATATTCCTCTGCCGTGAAAACAAGGGAATAATCATCCTGTTCCTCAATGGTGAGAATCCTCACCCACTGCTGGTTTAAACCGAGATTCGTGTCCGTCAGGGTCACGATGTCCATCGGGTCGAGCAGGATATACCTCTGGTCGAGCGTGAACTGGTAAGTGTTCCTGATCGACTGGCGGTAAAGCATAAGCTCGGCTGCGGTCTGTGCGGCGGTGGAGTTTGTGAAAAGGTGGGCAGAGTTTGACGAATCCTGCCGCAGGCCATAAAGGTCGATGGATGTCTGGTCTTTGACCTCAATAATCCCGATGTTGTAATTATTGGAATTATCGCAAAACTCAAGTTTCAGGTCGTTGATGCTGTCGGACTGGCGTTTTCTGGTCATGATGACCGGATCGCTTGAAGATCCTGAAGACCCCCCGCCGGATGTTTGCGGCATAAAATCATCATCCGTCAGGTCGTATTCCGGCGCCGCAGGGGGGGTATAAGTATGGCCGTTTCCGGTGGCCGACGTGTCCCCATAGGGAATAATGTTAAGAACTCCCTCAGACCACACCGCCGCGCTGTTCGTGTTCGTGCAGATGTCCTGAATCATTGTCGATGCCTGCTGCTGGGTGCAATAGGCGGGGGAAATCAGGAGTCCGGTCGCAAGGGTGTAGTCCTGATATGTGGTCAGCGCCCCAAGCCGCGCAGACGGAAATCCGACCCCGAATTTTGAATTGGTCAGAAGCGCGGTAATGACCAGAGATGGGTCAGCATCCGGCAACGCCCCGACACTGGTGGAGTAAATGCCCTTGACCTCGAAATTGTGATTGGGAAGGTTCGCGCTGTTCCCGAGGGAATATGCCGCCGTGTCCACATGGGCAATCCCGTTATACCCCAGCGCCTCCGTCGGGTGATTAGTCGTAAGATATGACCATGCGCTTTGTGGGTACGTCCCGAGAAAAGTGTTAAAACCGAGCGCGGCGGTGGTGGAGATGTTCTTATCTATGTAAACGCTACCAATGCCCGTTATAGGGCCTTCACAGAGGGCATACTGGACGCTGGTCGTGTATGTGTACCCGTTCGGCCCAGCCCCCCCCTTGCCCGTCCCTCCCCCGACAATGCCCCCTTTACCGCCCGTGCTCCCACCTGACGTTCCAGAGGCTACGAAATCCCCATACCAGAGCACATTCGGCGCTATCCGGTTTGTCCCGAACACAATGGGGACGCATTTACCGTAAACTGAGGTTTGAAACTGTACCCCCGCCGCCGCCGGCTGCTGTTGTCCTTGGGTTTTTCCGGCGCTGAAAAGGAACATTACCGCCCCCAGAAGCTGAAAAATTTAAGCGGTCTGGGCTTGCCGTCGTTCATTCTCAGGAGCCAATCGGCATGGCTGACATCCTCGGTCTGAACGGTGCGTCCGACATAGGCATGGATGATCATAGGCCATTCGGTGACGATGGCGGCATGGGAGAAGCAGCGTCCGAACTTCCACAGGGCTATATCTCCCTTTTGAGGGGTAGTGACCTCCCGCGTGTATTCGAGCAGGCCGGTCATGTAAAGCTCGTCAGAGCGATTGTGCATGAATTGAGGGCTGTAATTCGGCAGCGGAATCCTGTCCAGAAGCCCAGCATCCTCCCAGACGCACGATAGGAGAGTCAGACAGTCCACCCCCACGCCCTTGACCCGCCCAGAGGGGTGATACGGCGTGCCGAGATACCCCATAGCGGTGTCGATGATTTTCTGGCGTTCTTCTTCTTCTGTCATACACCAACCTCCGGTTGCGGAATGTAAGGCATCCCGCGAAAATTGGCGATATTGCTAAACTTTGAGCTGCACGTTGTTTGCTGCTTATCACAGCCGGGATAAATGGCGAAAGTGTCCCCGCTTGAAATCGCATAAGGAAACGGGAAAAGCACATTCACGACCGATGGAGTCCCGTTTGTGTAGGTCTTGACCATGCGCTGGAATCCCTCGTTATTCCCACTGGTCATCTGCAGGGTTCCCTGATTGAAATAGCCCGTCGCCTGAGAAAGCGTGGCATTGAGGGTGCTGGCGGTGCAGCCGCTCGACGCGGACGCCGTGGTCGCAAAGCTTGATTTTACGAGCGTGCAGGCCGAATCATAGAGGGTATTCAGGCATCCAGGCTGGTAAAGATTGCGCGGCATCTGCTGGGATAAAAGTTCAAGATGGCTGTTGATGTTGAACGTCGCCAGTGACCGCCCGCAGTCGATCTCCACCACCCTGCCGGTGAAGATATTGACAAGCCCCGCCGAGGTGTCGCCATACGTCGGCATGAAAGCGCGGTATAGAATCATCTCCGCACCATCGAAAATCCCGAATTTGCACGCCACAAGAAAATCAAACCCCTCGACGGTCGAAGTACCCGGCAGGACGTCAAACTGCAGGGTGTCAACCTCCACCCCGATTTTCCATTTGCACAATCCCCTGCCGGTGCGGGTCTGGAAAAACGGCCCTACCGCCCCGCCACAGGAGTAAGTGTTTCCCCCATAGGTTATGTCCTTGTCGCCGCCCGCATACCGCAGAATCGTCCCGTCCACCAATGTGAACTGGAACAAATCCACGGCGTAGAATTGCCGCGTGGTGAGCAGGGCTGTCAGGTCTGAACTTCCGGTCTTCATTTACTTCTCCGAGCTGAATTTTACGCCTTTTTGCTCATACAAGTATGTCATAAATTTATTGAAAGTCATCGTGTCATCGTCGAATCTCACCGGCCAGTAAAACGTGAAATCCGCCGTCACCGAAGTCCCAAGCCCCGGCTCGTTCCCCGCCGAGAACGTGATAACCCCCGGAGTCGTCGTTCCCCAATTAGAGACAGACCAGTGTCCCACGGCATCAACACCGTTCACATAGACCTTTGAAACCGTATGCGGGGCATAAATCGGCTCGACAAAACCGCCGTATGACCTGATTAACTGAAATGTCGCCGTCACCCCGTCGCCTGTACCCAGAACCCCGCCAGTCACGCTGTCATCATTCGGCTCGTCGTAAAGGAAGGTGTCAAACCGCCCGCCCCTTGAGTTGAAGAACCCGAGAAGCGTCTGGTAATCTGCCGTGGCCGTGGCGTTTGTGAGATTCGCCGTATCCGGCAGGAACGAAAACGAAACCTCCCATTGATAGCGCGGATATGACCAGTTTTGAATCCCTGTCCTTTTGCCGCTGACCGACTCCTGAATGGTCGTCCCCGCCCAGATCGGCGTGCGCTTGATGTTAAATTCCTGACCGGAAAGAGATGGGAATACTTGTGTGCTCATGTCTTGGCCTTTGACAGTGTCGAGTTGAAGTTACGCGCCTGAACCCCCAAAGCCGCAGCAATATGGTGGGAGTTCGCCATAAAGTAAGCCTTGTCCGTCGGGCCGTAAAAGTTCATGTGAATCTCCTTACCGCCACCACCATTCGCGGAATACGACCTGTTTTCCTCGGCGGTCATAACGCGCTCGCCGGCGTGGAGCTTCGCGGTCATATCGTGCGGGATGTTCCATGCGCCGACATCAAAGGATGGCACAAGGGCTTCCATGCCCATGACGGCAGCAAACGCCACGCCTGCGGGTATAGCTGCCAGTGGCCCCATCTCCGGCGCCAGAAAGCCGTATGTTCCGGCATATGCCTTCGCCGCATCCCCCGTGATGGTCTTTATTGCGTTGGTGGCACTAAAACCACCTGAAGCCGCCGCAGCGGTCTTATCAGAAGCCGTCCGCGCTGCGTTGCCGACGTTCGTGGCTTCGGTTTTCACCATTTCTGTTGAAATCCACTTTGCGGCAATTTTCTCAAGGTTTTTGATCCAGTTTTCAGCGACACCGGCCATGATGTTCATCATGCCCTGCCGGAATGTGGTTGTCCCGCGCAGCATCCCCATCAGACCGGAATGGAAGGTCGAAAAGAATTGATTCCAGTTCTGCTCTTCTTTGCGTATTTCCTGATTCTGTATCTCTGAAATTTTCCGCGAGGCATCGTTCATCGCCCTGACGTTCTCGGGGTATTTCGATTTTAACCAGTCATAATACTGCTGGGCGTGCTGCATACGGGCTCGGAGGTTTTCGCCATCGTCCTCAAGTTCCCGATCAAGCATGGACTTATGGTTAGCTATATCCTCGTCCATAAGTTTTTTATTTGCACCCGTATCAATAAATCCGGGTATTTTTTCCCCAGATTCTCCGCCATCTACTGTCGGATGGATGGGGTGCTTTTCAAGATCGTCCGTCAGGTCGTGGTAAACCTTTTTGATGGCGTTCGCACCTTCCTGCGCGTAAATCTTGTTTTTCTGTGCGTATTCGGCGTTAAGCTCAAGCAGCTCGTCTGTCCCCTCTTTCATATCGGTCTTGATTGCGCCCCAGTGACCTGTAAGGGAATCCTTAATGACTTTGCCGAGAGTGAAGAAACTGACCTCAAGTTCTGCGATTCCGGTCATAACGGAATTGGCGACAATATCCCACGTCGTCCCGAGAAGCTTGAAAGACTGGACAATCCCGTCAATTGTAAACCGCAGGGCGTTCGACCTGTCTATCCATGCATTAAAAGCCTCGACGCCCTTCAGGAGAGTGCTTTCCACGTCTTTAATCGCCGGATTAAACGCCATATAAAGGCGCTCCGTCAGCCCCTTTGTCGCCCCGTCCATCTCGGTTAGGATTTTCTGTGTTTCCTCCGATGTCTTGTCAAACCCCTCGACGGTCGCACCGGAACGCTGCACCGCCTGAGAAAGTTCGCCGTAATGTCCACCCAATTCATTCAGTACCGATATGAGCTGGGATGACCTGCCGCCGAACAGGAGCGCCACATCCGCGCTTTTTTCCTGACTGTTCGTGTATTGGGATAATTTTTCTGTTGTCAGCCTGAAAAGGTCGGCCATAGAGTGGCCGCTATCGAGGAATTTCTGGACGCTGAATGTAGCGTCGTTCATAACCGCCCTGAAAGCGTCCGCCGCGTGCGTTGTGCCGTCCCGCGCCTCCTGCGTCATCCTGTCAAACTGCGTGATGGAGCGCGTCAGCATTGCCATTTTCGTGTCGGAATTTTCCGCAGCAAAGGCAAGGACGTTGATCTCGTTCGCCGTCATGCCGAGCTGCTCTTCCATACGGGTCAGATCAACACCAAGCTCGGTGGTTTCCCTGATAAATTCCTTTATTTCATCAATAGCGAACGCCGCCGCCGCAGCTTCAGCGAATCCGGTGAAAAGGCTGGTCATGCCTTCCACTTGTTCCCCGAAACCCTTTATTTCCGCCTGCGCCTCTTTTACGCCCGCCACCAGTCCGGTGATCTGGGCGCCGAACGTTACCTGAACATTGTCGTTCTCAGCCATTTAAACCTCCAATCCAGCCGCCGCCATGAACACTTCCTGCGCCGCGCCGGTCTGCGTTTTTGGAGTCGGGTGATTTAATTTCAAACCCTTGCTCTGGGCGAGATATGAGAGCGATCGTGTGGCTGGCGGTGATGTTTCCCATACTTTCTCCAAGGCTCTCATGCGCGGGATCGTCATATTGTTTTCGACTTCATCCCATGAATAACCCGTATTATGGCAGACATAGGCTGTTATCTCATCCCAATCGATCTCCCCCGCGCTTATGCCTCCCCCGTTGTTATTTTCTCCGCCTGCGTGAGGACGCCTGTCTGCAGGCAGACCTGCATCAATGCCTTGCCTAATTCCTGAAGGGACAACCCCCAAGAATCAAACTCGTCCCGCGTGACCTTCGGGTCAGCGTGGCTTACGGCCTCGAAAACAGCAAGGTATGTGTTGTCGACCGCCGTGACGTTCAGGGGCTGGTTTTCTCCGCCGAGTTCCGGCGGGAGACTTCTGCGATATGCCTTCCATGCGAAATCTGCGGCAGGAACAACAATGCGGTTTTTCTTGAAAGGAAGGTATCCAAGAGTGAATACCCTCCCCCCAAGCGTGATAGTCCTTTTTTGTGTAGAATCCATTGGGTCTGATTCCTTTTACTGTTAAGCGCCGACACCCAGAGTCATGATGTTTCCGGTGGAGTCAGCGAAGCACGAAAATTCAAAGTCAGAGATGTTGAAATCACTGTTCTTGAACGGGAAGCTCCACTTCGTGGCGACGCAGCGATTCAGTTTCAGGTCAAAGTTCGTGCGCGTTCCGAAGTCGGTGAAACCTTCCCAGAGTTCGATCTGGAACACCGGCTGGATACCCATTGCCTGATTCGCAATAACAAGCTGGTTTCCATTTCCGGTCGAGAGGTAGTCATAGCTGACCAGAAAGCTTGAATTGAGGGTTTCAGCCGTGGACACCGTATAAAGGCCGGTGCTGGTGTTGTAGTATTCGCCAGCGTTCGGCGCCGAGGACGTAGAGACTTTGGCAAGCTGCACGCTGTTCGATGTATAGTACAGGCCGAGGTCGTTCACTTCCGAAGAACCGGCATTTCCGACGGAGAAGGTCGGAGCCGATGCGCCAGCCACCGCCGCAGAGCTTTCAATGACCTTGCGGTATTGTGCAGTGTCAACCGTGCCGCCATAAAACAGGTTGTTGAACAGGGTCATGTCGAATTTGCCCGACTTCCCCTTACCCGTGATTTTGCCCTTCCCGCGCCCGACAGCCTCGGGAAACTGGTTTGCGCCGTAAAGCTCGGCCACCGCAGAGGAAATATCAATCTCGATGTCCTGCAGGGTGCCGATTTTGACGGGCGTAAGGCCGGAGGCAATAACAAAAACGCTCCCCGCGCCGAAGATTTTAGTCTGTGTGTTTGTAAGTCCGGTCATTTTATCCTCCGTTGTTAAGGTACGACTATCTCTAGCGGCACATGGATCATCCCTATGCCGTCTAAATCTCCGGGGATCAAAACGACATCCCCCATAATATAACAGTGATCGACTAATCCGCCTAAAGTTAAAACATCCTGACCTGTCGGCGGGCGCAGGGCATTGTCCAGATCGTCCATGATGTCACAAACAGTCTCGTCGGGGATAACCGACTGATCCTGACCGACTGAAATATTGATGATGATCTCCACCGTCCATGTGCGTTTCGGCGGGAGTCCGGTGATTGCCCTCTGGGGATAGGACTCTTTCGGCTTGCAGATCATCAGAAGCGGCATTTCGGCGGAGAGGCTGGTGTTGCTGAACTCCTGATATTTTCTGACAAAGTTCTTGACGGTCGTCATGTTATCTGAAAGCTGCGACTTCAATGCGTCCATGATCTGGTTGCGGGTGATGAGCGTCATTGTTTCAGCCCCTCAATCGCCGCCAGCTTGATCGCGTTGGTGATTTTTTCCCTGTTTTCCGCGAGAGAAGTACGCATAAACGAGCGTTTCGGCATCGTCATGGTGTAGGAACCCACCCGCTTGCCGTATCGTGTGATCTGCCCACCATACTCGTGAATCGCGGCATATTTCACGTCACCGGCAGAATATACCTTGCCGATCACCTGAGTCGCTGACACCTCGACGCTCTGCTGGATGGAGCGGGCGAGGTTTGAAGTCACCCTGTGCAGGAGTGTGGCTGAATATCCGGGCGCGGCAGATAGCTTCTGGGTCACGATATACCGCTGTAGATCAATCGCCTGCCGATAAATGGCGCGGGCGAGAGAGGCTTTTACCTTCTCCCCCATCATCCCCAACCGAGCCATTACCGCCCGATCATCGACTGTTACGGTAAACATCAGAACGGCACCATTCGTTTATACGGTTGAAGCATATTCATAATTGCTGGTGTCATCAGCGAATTGTCGAAGCTGACGGTCGTCTGTCCCTGAATGGTGTGCGATTTCTGGCCTATCCTTTGACGGTAAGCGTATGTCTCGCCCACCATCATATTGCAGGCCTTCGCCAGCGGCTGCGGGACGTAGCTGTAGCTGATAAGAACAGACCCGCCCGTATTGGCGGCGGCGAATGTATAAACCCCCTCATCGACGCTGTATTGCCCTGCTGCGGGGGCTGTGGTGACCTTCGTCATGGCTACCCCCGCCAGTGTAATGCCATCATCCTGACCCCATACCCCAAAATCAGGAGTCACCGTAACCTGATAAGGCGAGGCGGGAATAGTCGCAGCCTCGTCAGAAACCGAATAACCAGCCGTATAATTGACATATACGTTCTTAATGCCTTTATTGAAGTACGCCCCGCCATACATGCAGTTCGCGCCCGCCGTGGAGCCGCCGATCATGCTGATGCTTTGGGGTCTGCCGGGGGGTATATCGTCCCACGGGTCGAGAAAATATCCCACATTCGGCTGCACCGCTGCGGTCTGCGCCGTTCCGTCCACAGTCAGGGAACTCACCGACAAAACCGGCCACTGCTTCAGAATTATAACCGGGCCGCCGGTGCCGTTCATATATTCCGGGTAAACCTGTTTGAAAAGACTCTTTCTGTCCAGATACGCCAGAATATCCGCGCTCACACCGTCGATTATGTCGGAAATCATATCATCATCTGCCGTGATCTCGGCTTTCAGGCCGTACCATGACTTGAATTTCGCCAACGATGTGAGAGCCTGAACCATCTTGTCCTCTTAAAAAAGCCGATGGTGGCCTTTTATTCCACCACCGGCTTTTGTTTTACTTCGCTAGTCTAATTAGGCGTCTGCCACTCCGGTAATCAGGCCGAGAGCGAAGGGGGCGTAAACAGCCGGCCCTGCGTTTTCAGCATAAACACCAAACTGGTATTCGCGTGTCGTTTGAGCGTATTCCAGAGCGTAGTATGCCCGACGCTCAAGAACTTCCGCAACCGCAGGGGTCGAGTTGTTCTTGAAGTACGGAGGCAGGCTCTTTGCGTGCGCCAAGATCGTCCCCGGCGGGATCGTGGGGTGGATCATGATCGGGATTTTCTTGCCGCCCGGAATGTACGGGTTGAAATAGTTGGTCACGATGCCAGAACCCGTCAGCGTGTACTCGTCCCCGCCGTCGCGCTCATAGCGGAGCAATGGCGCCGAGGTCGTGTTCAGGATGCGGTTCGTGATGTTCTTCATTTCCTGCGCGTTGACGTAGATCACGTCCACGGTCACCTTGTAGAGGTTCCACAGGTTCAAAAGAAGGTCATCGATCTCAACCACGTTGCCACGGCCAGAAGTCGTCAGCGCTGCGCCGGCGAGGTTCTTGACATAGGCGTTTTGAGGGGTCAGGGTCGTGTTATTGAAAGCCTGAGTGATAAGGCCGTCATAACCCGTAACCTGATTCGTTCCGCCGCCTGTCGTGCCGTCGTTGACCGAGAAGTCAACGGTGGTGTTCAGCGAGGACAGGAGCTGGGTCGAAGTACCCGGAGCCGCCGTGATCGTGTGGCTGGGAACAGTCGTGCAGGCCTGCAGATAGAGGCCGTTATTCGTGTTCACAGTACCCCAGAACCAGAGCCATGCAACTTCACCCGTCTTGGCGACAACCGTAGCAGTCGCCGTGATGGAGCTTGATGGGCTGATTGCCGTGGAAGCCGCCGAAGGGATGCCGCAGCCGGTGTTCACCGTCATAACCTTGTTATCAAGGGTCGTGGTGATGCGCTGTTGCGTCAGGCCGGTGGTCACCAGAGGCAGGCCGGTCGAAGTGGACAGGCCGTTATCCAGAACAAAGTTGCGATAGCCTTCATACGTCAGGCCGATAACCTTGACATAGAAAGTGCCCGAGAAAGAACCGGAGCCTGCAATCGCGCCCGAGGGGGTGTTTGCGGTGGCCAGTTTCAGGCTCTTGTTTCCGCCCAGCAGGGAGTCTTCTTCCGCCACCATCAGGGTTTCGAGGGTGAAGAAGTGCGCCGTCGCCAGTGCATCTTCAAAGCCTTCAGAACCGCTGACCGCCTCGAACGTTACGCTGCCATCTTTACCGATGGTAACGTAGTTCTGGCTGACCGCAATCGTGGAGAGCGAGATCAGCGGAGCACGCTGGCCTTCGTTTACCCACGGAGAAGCGCCTGCGCCGCCGCGCTGGTAAGACGAGGAGTTTGCGATGATCGTCTTCCAGTGAGCCGTGTTGCCGGGGCCTGCCCGTTTAACGCGGGGAAGGCTCTCGCGGATGGGGGAAAGCCATGGCACGAGATGGTGCGATGGGATTTCGAGGTCGTATGGGTCAAAACCGCTGGTGCTGGTGACCGACGTTTTCGCCAGTTTGCCGTCGCGGAACTCCACGCCCTTCGTGAGGGGTTTCAGAACCGCCTTCATCAGCTCGTGACGGAGCGCCCTGTTCTCTGGCGTTTCCACCTGTTTGAACATTTCAGGGCAACCGGGGATCGGGACGTTATCGAATTTCTTAACGTCCCCGAACTGGTCGTATACCTTCATCACTTCTTCGGCAGTTTCGTCCTTCGTGCCTGCCGGGAGCATTGCTTTTGTCATTTTCATAGGCTTTATCCTCTTGTTAGGGTTTAACGATTCATTATCTGTCGACGCTCGGCTGGGGATGCATTGCGCGGAACATACGCGATCTCCTGCGTTTGCTCCTTAACCACGTCTTCCCCGCCCTTGACGAGAGTCGTCAGTTTGATTTCATCAGGCGCGGGTTGGGCTTCAAGCACCTTGATCCGCTTGGTCAAGGCGTCGAATTTTGCTTCAATCTGCGGGGTGAGGTCTGCCAGTTGCTTCGCAAGCGCGTCGCGTTCGGCTGATACCTTCTGCAATTCATCGGATTTTGTGGAGACTACAGGAGCCTTCCATTCTTTCAGGACTTCCCCAGCCACCTTCCTGAGAGCGGCAACCTGATTTTCCGTCAGGCCTGCGGCGTTCTCCACCGTCATTTCGTCTGTTTCCTCGATAACAACCTCTTTGAGGATCTCAATGAGGTCTACAATCGTCTGTTTGACCCATTTTGCGGCTTTCGATTTGTCGCCTTCATATTCCTGCTCCCACTCCATATCCGTGGCGAGCCAGTTCAAGTCCTCGATAATGCAGGCAAGGCGGGCAACCTGACCCAGACCCTTTTCAAGCTCGCCATCGGCGGCTTTTTTCGCCTTCATCTTTATTTTGCCTTTTTTCTTATCCTCGGGCGCGGCCTCTTCCTTGTTGTCGTTATCGTCTTCTGCTTTATCGGCCTTGTCCAGAATGTCCTGAACGCCTTTTGCAGCGCCTTTTGCCATGATTGCGGCGTTCGCTTTGACCGCTGCGTCTTTGGTTTCGTGGGTTGAGCCATCGTCAGCCTGCCATACTTGTTTCAAGGACAGTTCCTTCTCGACTTCTTTCGGCGCGAATTTGCGAAGTTCCTCAGTGCCGTCCTCTTTAACGACGGTAAAGGAGGCATCTTTAATTGCGCTGAAAACAGCATCAGGCACACACGGATTATCCACCACAGAAATTTCAGCAATAACAGGAGTAAAACGAGTTTTGCCCTTGTGAACAGGGTCAGCCCATTTCTTTGCATAGCTGCCTCCGATGGAGAAGCCGTTTAAAAAACCCTTGTCGGCCTCGTTGATCGTAACGTCATCTGCTTCGACACATCCATGGATAGCCTTGTTTGCGTCGTCATAAACGATTTCCACAGCCTTGCCGCACACTTCCTTGCCGTGCATCTTGCGGATATTGCCGAGGCTCTTTCCCTGAGAGGCTTTCTCAATGTCGGCAGACCATTCCTGCATGGCCTTTTTTGTCGTTTCATAATCAGCGACTTCTCCCGATTTATCTACAACTTCAGCCGTAAAAGTGCCGTAAATGAGCTTTTTGGCCACATCGACTTTGGTGAGTTGCATGAATTTTTGGAGTTTTGACATGATTATCCCCACGTTTAAAATTTCAATTCTTTCGCCGTGGGGACGGCTGTCTGACCTCAATAGTCTATCACGAGCAGAAACGCTGTCAACACCTCAGTCACTCGTCACGCCGACCAGAACGCACATACAATGAGGATGCGCCAACGGAGCAGAGTCGCCGGACGGAAAATCCTCATCAATCGGTATCGGGCCGGCGTCGGCGTTCTCCTGACATACCGGGCAAGGCTCGTCGGCGGCGTCCCATTCTTTCTTTACATTCACGCCAGCGTCCTCCGCCTCTTTCAATCCCATGAGCGAACCCTCGCTGTTCGCGTTCCCGATCTCGGTGTTGGCGATTAATTCCGCCCTATCTTCTGAAAAAAGGGTACTATCCAGTCCGGTGATGTCCTCGATGATCTGGTCGCGGCCCACGTTATCCTCAAGCCCCTGCGATATGATGCGCTGCAGGGCGGTTCTTGTGCTGTCGGAAACCATGGTAACAAGCTGGGCGCTGCGCTCCGCCGCCCACGTTACAGCGCGGTCATTTACCTGATTTACAAGGTTTTCTTCGGATAGGCTGATATGGCCGAGGATTATTGTCCCTGATTCACCGGCGATTGCAGCCAACTCGGCGCGGGTCGCGTCATCCAAGCCATCCAGCGCTGAGAGATCAATCTCCACAGTGTCGGCCTTGGCAAGTTTGTCCTCAAGTTGTCGTTTGACACTTTCCCTTGCTGCCACGAGTACGTCATAGACCGCCTTCTTTGTGCGGGCCTTCGCAGCAACTACACTCTTTCGCGTCAATCGCGTATGGATTCCAGAGTTTTTTTTTAAGCCCTTTTTAGCTGGCGCCGGACGGGAAGAATCAGCCCCCAAAGATTGACTCTCGCCATCTGTGCCGCCCTCCCCGCCCGACATAGGTGGATTTTTCGTCTGCTCAAGAGTGGCCTCGGCCTGCGCCTGTGCCTGCTCAAGGGTCACGAAACCCGACGCCGTGACAATCCCCAGCTCGTCGCACATCGGGTTAGGGTCAGGCTCAAGCCCAATTCTCTCGCGGGATTCGTTAATCGTCATCAGGGCTTTTCCGGTATACCCGGTCAAAATGGTCATTTGCTGCGCTGGGTCTGTATCTTCGCTTTCCTGCCAGTCGAACTCAAGATCAGGATAATTGAAGAACTGCGGCCCCTGAATGACCTTATTGACGAGGTTTTTAACCCAATTCTGGACGGGAACCTTGCCCTCTTCATCCGTGGAAACCTTGCTCACTTCCGCCGTGGCGCGGTTCATCTGGCTGATAAACGGCTGCGGGCTAATTCCCATAGCAAAGCAAAGCAGGCGGGCAATGTAGTCGTCATAAACGTTCTTCATTTCCGGCTCTTTGAGCTGCTCAATGGACTTCATGCCGGGGATAAACTTTACCTTCCGCTTCTGGGCGAGGTTGCCCGAGTACATCGAATCCCACCACTCGGTGAACGCCGCCGCCTGCGCGGGAGTAAAGTTGTCCGGCAGGGATGCAATAGCGTCAGGGATATTGCCCTCGGTGTAATATGACATATTGAATTGAGCGCGGTTTATTGCCGCGTTGATCGTCACCATCGTCTGCTCTATCGGGGAGCGGCCATATATGCCCCATGAGCGCATATTCCTCGGCGCGTAGATAAGCTGGTCTGTCGTATACGATACCGCCGGAACGCCTTTTAAAATCTGTTTAAAGGCCGGACTTGGGGGTAATGGGCGCCTGCCGTTCTGGTCTACGTTCAGGGCTATGGTCGCCCCGTCCACCACTTCCACCCCGTAAATTCCGCCTGCCATGTTCTTTCGGATATAGACTGTCGGGGCGTCGATGACGAACAAGTCCTCCAGCAGAGGACGCAGCCATTGATCCCATGAATTTACCTTGTCCGGCGACTTCCAGAAGTCCGTCATTTCCTGTATGCGCGGGTCTTCGGCAGCGTCTTTTTTAACTTTTTTCTGCTTCTTTCCGTCTTTCGGACGAATCACCCACTCAAGAGATTCAACCTGATCTTTCCTGTTGTTCAGGATGACTGATATGATGTCGCACTTGCACACAAGATCGCGCAGCATTTTCGCGGTGATTTTATCCATCGGGCGGGGAGTTATGAGGGTGTTATATCCTACAGGGAAGTCCCATTGCCTGCCCTGCACGTCATCCGGCGCAAAGCTGGGAAGCGGCTGCAGGGGAGAAAACCATGTGTCCGGAGTGATGCCCTGAATATTGTTCGGATTGGCTGTTCCGGTGGCCGTTGGTTTACTCCATACAGATGCCGGAAACATTGCCATTATTGCACCGTGAGCTGTTTACGCACGAAACCGACGCCCGCCGCCAGCCGCGAATCGTCACCCGTTATCGTGACAGCGTTTCCGTTGATGTCAACAGTCACCGCCTCATGGGGATAAGAGCCTTCTTTTGCTCCTATAGTGTCGGTGGCAAGAATCGGTATGCCGATAACGAGGGGGTTCGAGGTGACGATACTGAGGGTGTTCGCCAGCGTAGATTTCGTCACCGGCATACCTGTGATGAACCATGTCCATTTGATGGACAGTGATAAAGCGGAAGCGTCAACCGGATCACCGTTCTCGTCAAGAACGGAAATGTTCAGGCTTACATCGTTATTGGAAACTACCGAAAAATTGAGGTCTGTTCTCGTTGTCATCTCTCACCCCCGGACAGACTGATGCTGTCCTTCCGATACCCCGTAAGCGGGACGCTGTTTTTATAATATCCTGTCATGGCTGCGCTGTCTATAAGATAACCAGTCTGCTGTATTTCCGTGATATAATACCCGGTTGCGCTGACTGTCGTATTCATTCGCCCGACGAGCGGTATGGGATTCTCGAACACAAAGTCAAACGGCAGCACCCTATCGCCCGCTTCCAGTATATTCGCTGACAGAACGTTCAGGATTGTGACGCATATCCCCGAGGCGTTCACTATATCCATGCTCTCGATGATAGCCCCCGACTCCATCCCCTCCAGAGTAATCGCGCCGGAAACGGTATCGCCGTTCTCTATAATCGCGCCCGCCGCCTCGCGCAGGTCAATTACACCGTTTACCCCGTCCCGCCCCTCAGTAACCAGTGTGTCTATATCAACTATAATATCGAAATTGCCTGAAACTGCGTCCCGTCCCTCTATGTCTCCGCCATTCGCTATGTTGGTTATTATAACGTTGGGGTCTACAAAATCAGGCGCATCGGTAATTGTCGCGCTGCCGGCAACTGAGAGCGTGGAGTCTCCTGATACAGAGTCCGCGCTTTCTGTGATCGCGCCATCAACCTTAAAATTAGTCAGTGTTCCGGCAATGCTGTCGCGGCCTTCGGTAATCGCTCCCGCAATGCTGACGGTAGGGGATGCAGATGCCGTGACGTTATCGCGGCTCTCCGTTATCGCGCCTGACAGTGAAAGGTTGAGATAGTTTGTAACCAGACCAGCAACCGCGTCGCCATGTTCTGTGATCGCACCGGATACGCTGATTCCGCTGGATATGCTCCCCCAGCTATTGCCCCAAGAAATACCCCAGCTATTGCCCCAAGATGAAGCCATTTATGGCCCCCACGGAGTTCCTGCACCGTCGCCGTTTACCGCGACATTATTCACATATCTGATATTCGATAAGGCATAGCCCGACGAGGTGTTAAGCTGTGCCGTGGATGACCCGCTGGTTATAAGGCTTCCGTTTGCGGTGCAGGCGGTAGCAGGCAGTGCGGAGAGTCTGCCATTCGTGGCAGGCACAATCTCATGCTGCACGTTGTCATTGTCGCATCCGGTCGCCGTTGCCCGCCAGATAATCGGGCCGTTGGTCGTGGTATCCGCGCCCGTCGGCGTATAATAATAAAACCCGTTGCCGATTTCCGTGGCCGTCGCCGCGCCCGCTGCAGGATTGCCGAAAGCAGCGCAGTTCTTTGACACCGTGACTGTTACGGTCTTTCCGGTTGCATCCGTCGATGTCCCTGTAAGATACATGTGAAAGATAACCGGATTATAGGCTCCATTGGCGAAATCCGTCATTTAATGCCCCCCATGTATGCGTGAATAACTGACACCCTGACCCGTGACGCTTCCCCCTGAGTGCGTCAAGACAGCGCCGTTATTGACAGTCAATGACCCCTCCGCATCCCATGCGCCGGAAGCGGTAAAATTCGCATTGAGCGTTATCGGGTAGCCGGTTGCTCCGTTTATGATACCCGATATAGAGACAGGGCCATTGACTGTTACTGAGCCGGTGCCAACCGTTGACATTGATGTGCCACCCGTCAGTCCTCCGGTGCCTATAATAAGAGTCCCGTTTCCTGCGGTTATTGTACTGGACAGAGTGACCAGACCGCCGAATGTCGCCGTCCCGCCGTCTGTCTGGATGCTGGTGAATCCCGTCGTATATGAACCGGCGCTGAAATATCCCGATGTGTTGATGAATGAACTGGATGAAGCCAGATTATCGCCCTGGGTCAACGTGCCGGATGCTGCGTCGATAGAAAGCTGATTAGTCAGCGTCAGTCCTCCGCTGGTCAGGACAGACGAGCCACGTCCTGAATAAGTATAGGCGCTGGCGCCGGAGTTGGTCATGCCGGAAACCATTGTGATGTCTCCGACAAATTCACAGGTCGCGTTTTTCAGCCAGTCCGGTGTATTCGTTACCCCCGTCCATACATGCTTTCCAATGCGGGATAGATTTTGCGTAATCTGACGGCTGCCGGCGTCAATCGAATTGCTGGTAAAATGCGCCGTATCCTGCGGCAGGGGTATTCTGCCTGTTCCAGCCGTGCCGCCATCGGAATTAGCCCATCGGGCCGTGGCATTTTCGCCTCCCGTTGATGTGCCTCCGGTAGGAACCCAGTAAACATCTGTCGGAGTCGTGAACGTAATACCGCTGTTCCCCCCCATGTCTCCGGAGCCGCCGGTGATGGAAGAAAGGTCCCAACTCGCCGCCCCTGCTCCCGTGATGTCCTGCAGGTCGATATTCGTCATCGTGACAGTGGTATCCACCGTAATCGTCCGCGCCGTCCCACGCGTGGATGACCTGATATATGCCCTATTCGTGACAGCAGATCCATTGGCGGTAAAAACTCCGGTAACGTGCATATTTCCGCCAATCTTATAGACGCTGGTGCTTCCGGTGGCGCTCAGCGTCAAAGTGGTTATAGTCGGCACGTTATTGATAATCATGGAACCTGTCGAAAGAGAAGTGGAGGTAAAGGTTCCGTAAGTCCCGCCGCCGCCCTCGAATGTTTCGGATGCCGATGTCTGTATGCTGGTTATTGTCGAACTCGCAGCACTGATGGTCATATTGGTCGAGTCTGTAATATCCCACACCGTAGAGGTATTATTCGGCAATTTCCATGTTGTTGTCCCCAACGTCAGCGCGCGGGTATTCGTATTGCTGGAAGAAAATCTGACACCAGACGAAGACCCGACAGACTGATTATTTGTATCTAGTGAGCCATTTGTCAGCGTTATGATAGCAGAGGTGACGGGGTCGAGCGCGTCTTGCAGTTGCCATGTCCCGCCCACGCCGTCAAACGTCCACGACCCGACACGCTTTCCTGCCGATGTGATGTTCTTTGTGCCGGATGTCGCCTTGAATTTCACGGTGGACGAGCTGCTCGGCGCATACGTCATGCCGGAAACGAGAGTCAGCGCACCGTAGACATCCAGTTCCTTGCTGGCGGCGTGCGTCAGCGTGCCAGTGAATCCGGTAAAATTAACATCATTGCCAAGGCTTGGGGAGCCGCTGGTGCCGTCGATGGTGAGCGTGCCGGTGCCGCTGACGTTGACGGTATCGGCCGATGTGGGCGCGACGCCGCCGCAGCCTGTCCATGCCGTCGTGTCAGACCAGTTCTTGGTCGAGCCGGAAACCCACGCGCAGGTGTTCGCCCATGCGCTCCCGCTGTGGCATAAAGCCAGCAGCAGGAAAAGCGCGGGAAGTGTTTTGCGGAGGAAAGACATAATCTATCCTTTATGCGTTACCCTCAAGGATAGTCAGCGATGTCACGGCAACAGCCGCGCCCGAGGATACGGAGGCTGTATTCATGACAATCTCGTTCCCCACACTCGACCCACAAGTAAATTGGGCGTAAGCAAGGCCGGTGGAGGTACATAGGCGGGCGTATGTCGCCGTCCCCGTTCCGTCTGCCGCGCTCTCCGTGGTGAAGGCATTGGCCGTCAGCAGGCCGCTGGAGGCCGCTGGAGCGAAGTTAGATGATGTGATAGCAACCTGAGCCAGCAGGACATTCAGGCTGCTCGGCGTGGTCATTACAGAGGCAGGAATAGACCCCGCAGACGAGCTGTAAAGCTTCAGGACTGGCAGAAGCCCCAAAGCCGTGGTCAATGCGTCCATTCTGGTGTTGCGATATGTAGTGTCATAACTAGGCATAGCTGATTTCCCCTATTTTTATGGTTGATGGCTCAAGGGCTTGGGGAACTTCCTTGAAACTGAAGTTCTCGATATTGTAGCGCGTTTTTAGCTGGCCCGTGATCTTGTCCAGAAGGTCGTTTACCGTAGACGCTTGATGATGGCGGGTGTTTCCGTCAGGGTATACAACCACGGCCTCCCAATCACGATACCCGAGCAGTTTGATTTCCAGCGGGTCGCCTGATAGCACAATACGCTTGACCGAACCCGGAGGAAGCACCATTGCACGACCCTGAGTCATCATCCCACCTTCATGTATGTTAAAACGCTGCCGGATGTCGAGCCTGCAGTGCATATCTGGGCACCAGCAGGGACGTTGATAAGCGTCGGCGCTGCCGTGGTCAGGACAGGCAGGCCTGTCGTCACCGTCAAAGACGTGCTCGGAGCCACAGAGATAAATGCGTTCGCCGTGGTCGCCCATACCGCATACACCCCAAAAGCAAGCGCCGTGGAGCAGTTATTTGCCGTCGATGCAGCAATGGTCGTGCCGACACCGACAATATTTAAAGCTGTTTGACTGTTCGCCATAATTCCTCACTTCCAGTTCTGTTTCATCCATTTCAGGATGTCAAGGGATTGCTCGGCGCCATACACGCCCATCTTAGAAACTTCGAGGTTATTCCTGTGCGCCGCAAGCTGCTGGTTGATCTCGGCCATTTTCTGCTCAAGAGAGTGCCATACCAGCGGAGGCTTCTCGATGCCGTATTGAAACGGCACGCTCAGAAGTTCGCTCGATTCAGGAATGACGATCTCCACACCCTTAGCCCGCGCATAGCCCAACAGGTATGTGCAGGACGGCTTCTGATATGCGTACTCGCTGTCCGAGGCCATGTTGATACCCCACAGCCCTATGGTCGTCGCGCCTTCGTCTATCGCCTCGGCAATCAGCCATGACGCGCTTGATGCAAAATATTTGCCGTATTTCTTGAGCTTGCCGTCAAAGTCGAACCGCTTGGCGTTCGGGGCTTTGTCATACGGGTCTTTCGTGATGTAGTTCTCGCCCAGCGCGCTCACGGTTTCCCAATAAACGCCGGACTTGTGCTGGTCGGCCATCGGCTCGATGACGGACTTGTCATGCAGCTCATAAATCCTGTTGAACCTCTTGCCGCAGCCGACAACCCCGAAGATACCCCATATCTCCCATTCAGGATCATCGAATGGGGCAAGCTGCCATTGCGGGGCAGTGCCGATAATGGCGATTTTGCGCTTCTGTTTGGCTTTTTCAGGGTGTTTTGTGGTAACGGGGACTTCACGGGAGTTTTTAACGAGCGTGTCCCAATGGGCTGTTCTTTGTTCGGTAGCTGCTTGCATTTCGTATCCTCTGGGGAAAGGGGTTGAAGGAAAGGGGCTGGCAGGAAAGGAAAACCACCAGCCCCCCATGCGTGTGCATCTTTATGTGAGTGCCGGCGTCAGTACAACGAGAGAGGAAGCCACGACACCGACGTTCGTCACTATCAGAAGGGTCGAGCCGATGGACTCAATGTCAATCGTGCCGCGTGCCGAGAATGTCAGGATCGTCGAGGCCGAAGATGCCCCGTAAAACTGACAGCCGGACGTGGTGATCGTACTTTCGGCGGTTGATGCCGCCGGCTGGACGATGGTCGTGCGTTGGCCGAGGACGTTGGCGGTCGGCGCGGCGAGCAGATATGCGTAAGACACCGTGGACGCTACCGTGGAAGGCAGCACGTTAATAGCGCCCGGCACGATGTATCCGCCAGTCGAGGACAGCGTTACCACCGGGCGCTCCGGCATGATAGCGCAGCCTGCGTTTGCGAGGCTCTGCACGTCGCCGGGAGCGGCAACGATGATGCCGTTGGCGTCGGCGGTGTATGTCGTTTGGGATTGTGCGGTGATTGTATAACCGGCCTGAAAGCCCGGAGCGATCATTTTGATTGTCATGAGATTCCCCTCTTGAGGTTGTTTAAACTAAAAATAGCCTTTGGGGAAAGGCCGACACCTAAAGATTATCTCACCAGTCAACAGGGCTGTCAATCGCTTGTTCTGACCTGTGGGGGATAACGGGATTCTTCGCCGCCTCTTCCAGCTTTTTCTTGTGCTCTTCACCAAGGAAGGCCAGATAACCCAATCCGGCGCAGGACTGCTGGATCATCGGGGCGCAGGCATAACGGACGGCATCCCACAGGTGGTTGTTCTTGTCTGCCGCCTCCGGCAGGATGTCACCCGTCTGGGCGTGGATTTTATAGCTGTAGAGTTTCGCCTCCTGAACCATGTGCTTGCACTGCTCATGGATGACGATTTTCTTGAAAGCCCGTAAAACCGCAATCCCGTCCTCGACGCTGCCCGTCCACTTCTCCACCCCCACGGTGTTCGGCATACCATGGCGCTGCATGAAGCTGATTGTCTCAGGCCGGGCGCTGTCGGCGCGGGTGACGTACTTCTCAATTCCCGGTATATCCCGCATGAATGTCGCAGCCGTCTTGTCGATGTCCAGCTTATGGTGATAACTTTCCTGATATATGTATAAACTTCCGTCATGCACATAGCAGCGCACCGCAGTTGACGGGTCAACGCTGAACCCGAAGTCCACGCCATGCATGTACTCGACGCCCGCAGGCGGCTCGAAACGGGCGATCTCCCATTTACCGTGGAAAATCTGCGCGTCGCTGTGGACTCGCGGCTCTCCCATCCAGATATGCATATAGGCGTCTGTGTCGGTCGACCGGCACCACTCCATTTCATCCCTCAGAACTTGCGGGAAAAACGGGTTTTCATCGAAATTCACTTTCCGCACATAGGCGTTCGGCGGCGGGTTGACGTTAAAACGCTGGTATGTCGCGTCCGTCTCAAGGTCGGTGTTGTAGGTTATGAAGAACTGGCTACCCGGCGCCCGTATCGTGGGGATAAGCACTTCATACGACTTTTCCGTCAAGGCCTGCGCTTCCTCGATCCAGCATATCGTCGCGCCGTTCACCGACCTGACCGAGTTCGTGTTGTTATGGACACCCCTGAATATGAACTCAGTGCCGTTTCTGCCGTATATGGCGTCACGCTGCACATCGTAGAAATTCCGCAGACCGAGCTTTTCGACCTGTTCATCCAGCAGCGACAAAACCGAGTCCTTGATACTGTTCTGGAACTGGCGGGCACATAGTATCTTCTCGGGTCTGTCCTTGCCTCTCAGCAGACAGGCCATAGCCGCATGGGTGGACTTTGCGCTCCCTCTGCCGCCGTGAAATACCAGATAACGCTTGCTGTAGTTCGGGTCTGACCTGTCAAGCAGCGGCCAGA